CAAAGTCAACAGTAAATAAATATTTACCGTTATGCCACTTTTTATCTTTACCAATATATCTGCCTGATTGTGCTTCTAAAATATCCCAACTAGTAACAGCAGGGTAATAAGAAAAACTATTCCACAGTTCCAATTCATCAAGTCTCTTGGGTGGAACAGCTGCGGGTTCATAACCACGTTGAATAAAAGCCGATATGGGTAGACGATAAAAGATAGCACCGTTTTCCATGATGGCATGCCAGAGAATAGCCCTACCGGTAATAGCTGTGATGCCGAAGATAATACAGTCTTCAACTTCGCCTTTATGTTTTTTAAGATCATATAAATACTCCCTTTTTATTTGCGCGTATTGTACAGGAATATTTGCATTTAAGTAAGCCATAAAATAACCTCATTTAATTGTACCCCAATTAGCCCCAGATTCATAGTCTACTTTGTTCTTGACCTCAAGAGGTATAGTTTGTTCCATTGTTTCTTTGATCAACTTTGATTCGTGGTCCGTGGTTGAAAAACAAAGTTCATCGTGAATTTGTATGTGAGGTATTATACCTTTTTCATAAAGATCTACCATGGCCTTCTTTGTCATATCTGCAGCGGACCCTTGTATCAATCTATTCAATGCTTTGTATGTAAATGCAGGTGTATAGTATCTATCAAAATAATCCATGTAGTTAGGATCTATTTTATTTTCTTTATATTTATCTAACATCTCAGCTTTAAAAGCTTCTTTTGCTTGCTCTTCAGTGTACAATGGCACTTCATTAAATCTATTTATTTCAGGATTCCATTCTTTATTTGTTGTTTCCCATTTATCAAATCTGCAAAATCTATCATGTAATGTAAATAATAATCTGTTGTCTTTTGAAAATTGTATCAACTCTTGAGATAACTGACGTACGAAAGGTACTCTACTATGATATTCGTTAAATAATTCTTTTGCCTGCCGCTGGTCAAGACCAAGTTCTTTTTGTAGCTTTATCTTACCCATACCATAGAAAAGACCTAGGTTGATTGTTTTTGCCTGTTTCCTGGAGATATTAGCCATCTCAGCGACGATCTGATGAAAATCAGCATCATCCTTATCAAATTCTTCTTGGAGATTTCCTGTGCCTGGTAGACCTAATTTTATTGCATAGTGCACTACAATACGTGGTTCTTGTTGTGAGTAGTCAAAGCTACCCCATTTGTAGCCCTCATCTGGTATAAATAACTCTCTCATTTTTTTACCAATATAACCTTTTGACGGAATCTGTTGCAGGTTTGGGTTACTCATAGAAAATCTACCGGTTACGGTTCCGCCCGAATCTGATCTAATTTGATTTATATCTGCATGTATTCTGCCTTCATGCACATATCCGAGTAACCCATCAATAAAAGTATTGACCGCTTTGTCGTACTCTCTTGCTTTTGCAATCATACGCAAACATTTATTACTGTGAGTTTTTAAATAATCTTTTGGTAATTGTGGCATCTTAGATTTAGGAGTAACCTTGTAATCTTTTATACACAGATGATCTAATAAAGTTTTAACAGATGCAGCCGCCCAGATGTCTACTTTAATAGTTGTTATGCTTTCTATTGCTTTTACAATTTCATCTCTACGTTTTTTAAGATGTCTACCAAACAAGATAGCTTTTGCGACATCTATTCTAACGCCTTTAAATTTCATGTCAACTAAACACAAAAACAATTTTGTTTCTAATTCAAATATTTGTCTACAAGTTTTTTGCTCTCCATCTTCTTTTATGTATAATACTTCGTCAATTTTTTTATTAAATAAATTCCATAATTTATAAGTTAAGTTTACATCTTGTTTTGCATATTCTTTTACAATAGATGCAGGAAGTTTATGCATGTTAGTCATTGGATCTTTTACTGTGCCACCAGACCATTCTAATGTTTTTTGCTGTAGATCGTATTTATATTTACCTTCATCAAGATAATCTTTTGATAAAGAGTCTAGTGAATATTTAAATCTATTTTCATCAATAACAGATGCGGCTATCATAGTGTCAACTATTCTACCCTTAATCATCATTCCTGTTACAGATCTAATCCAACATACATCGTACATTGCATTGTGAAATACTTTTGTAATATCTTTGTTTTGAAATATTTTTTTATTTAAAACTTCCCATATCTTATCTATTCTATCAGGATCTATATCAGTGTCCGAGTGTCGAAGAGGAAAATAAGATGTATCTGTGCCTGTTGCAACAGCAATACCGCAGATAAAACCATCGTTTCTTATGGCACCTAGACCTTTTGTTTTAAGATTTGGATCGTAAGTTTCTATGTCTATCGCAACTGTATCAATACCATTTAAATCTAAATCTTCTGGTGTGTTACACATTATAATCCCTTTCTATAATCATTTCTATAAAATGTATTGCTTTCAATAAATCTTCCTTACCATTCTTGTCCTGATGACGTATGATATATTTTATAGCACATCCTTCAGGATATAAAAGTTTATTCTCAACTACAAACTTGCTTGGCTGTATGACATACTTTTGATAGTGACTCCCGCCGTGCTGCTTGTCCCAAACATTTTTCTTTTTCATCTTACTCCTAACGTATATTTACCTTGTGATGCTACAGTCCAACAATCAAACTTACCTCTGCTGTATGCAACATATTTTAATCTAAGCTGTGTAAAATAATCCTCTTGTCTTGTTGTTGTAAGATCAACGATAACATTATCAAATGTCAAACCTTTTACTGTGTGTATGTTTGCATATCTAACTCTAACATTATCTTCGTTAAAACCTTTTTTTAGAATCTTTCTAATGTAGACAAGTCTATTTTCGTAGTCTTCTTTCTTACCTCTTTGTTTTCTAATTAAAGAAAAATCTCTCTCTTGTGCTGCCGTATCTCTTAAATATTTTTTATCTATTAAATAATATATAGTGTATTCACGGTCTATCCAATCTTCAAACTTTTCTTCACCTTTACCTCTGACTATGACTTTACTACCTGCATACTCCCAAAAATCTTTTATTTGTTTTAATGACATAGGTGTGCCTTTACAGAAATCTGGCCATAATTTATGACATCTTAGTTCTTTCTTTGGTACGTGGGCTGTGTTTCCTACATGAGCAAACTCTATACCTTGTTGCTTGAAAAATTTTTTGACCCATGAATCAGATGGCTGGCCTCTATAAGTAAATAAAAAAGTTTCATTCGTATTATTTATTTTATCTAACAAAGTTTCCATAGCACTAGATCTTTTATCTAGACTAGGTAGATGATAGTGATTACCCATTACATCTGTTGGTCTCCATGTTCTTTCATACCCATAGTAATCCCACACCGGTCTTATTATTCTTTTACACAAAGCATTGATAGTCTTTCCGCATCTATGTCCTTGGTCTAATTGTTCTGCGTTTCTTGATAGTCTATGATAATAATCTGCATCTGATCCTGCAAACTCAAATATAGTTTGGTCTGCATCACCTACAAAATAATATTCTTTTGCTTTTGTAGACATTTTATCTAAAGCTTCTCTTTGTGGCACGTTACTATCTTGTGCCTCGTCAACTATTAAAGCATCTATGTCAGGCTCTACAGCTTTGTCTATAAAATCTTGTATCATGTCTGCATAATCACAAACATGATTATCGTGTTTATACTGCACGTATGGAAACTCCATCTGTTCAACAGAATTTAAACTATAAGGTTTGTACACATTTTTATCACATGTCTTCCAGTGTTCTTTTAGTGTCTTACCTTTACCGTAAGCATCAGCCAAGTATCTATAAAATTTATGTTTATCTGCGTTAAACTCTAATTCGTTTACTCTTTGTAAATTAAATAAGGAATCTATCATTGATAGATTTTTATGATCTTCATAACTAAACACTTCTTTACGTCCAACCAATCTACTTTTACAATATGCATGTATTGTGCAGATGTTGTACTTCATAGATTTTTTTGTAACACCCTGCATTTCTGGTAATTTTAATATCTCATCTCTTATCTCATCAGCTGCAACGTTTGTATGTGATAATATTATTATTCTGTTGTGAGGATATTTTTTTAATAACTCTGTATATTTCTGTGTGATAAACATAGAAGTCTTACCTGTTCCTGGTGGTCCTGATATAAATTTAGGCTGTCTCATCTGTTACCTCTTTGTATTCTCCTTCTATTATTAAATCTTCCTTA